AGTCGATAGAGTATATCGAAAAAACAGAGATAAAATCTGAATCAGATTCTTCTCAAAAAATAGTTGAAGAAATACAAGAAAATATTCAACAAATAGATAAAACTGAACAAATTAAAACAGAAGAAAATATAAATACTAAAAAAACAAACAAGAAGAATAAGAGAAAAAATAGAAGACGTAATAGACATTAAAATATTTAAATTTTCAAGAGAGTAATTTGGATGTTCATCTGACAGAATATCCATCATCAATTTGTTTTTGAGTAGCAATGAGTTGATTAATCATATATGCATATTTCATTGGTTCGAGTTTATTAGTGTAAATCCAACGAGCCCACTGCGCCATAACTGTATTCCATAAACGAATTTCATATGTAGTTCCAACATCAGTTAGACCTAAGAGAGTAATATGCGTTTTAGTTCTGTATATTTTCTTAATTCTTAGATCCGGAATAATTTTTAAAATAGTAACAAGTTCGTTTAGAGTTTTTGTCCAAGGATTGATAATATTAATACAAATTACATCATTTGCATTATAGAATAAATTATATCTTTCTCCGAAATGTGAAACACGTTTAAACATTGTTTCTTTTATTTCAGTTGGATCCATTAAGTGATAATCAACATCAACAATAAAATTTCCATTTTGTAAAATTCTTTTTACGGCTTGTGAAATAACTCTAAATGAATCTTCATGGACACTAACTAATTTATTCCAATCAACTGGTGGATATTGAAATGCTAAATCCATTGCATCTTGTAGAGTTGAGAAAGAAATAATATTATATCCACGCAGATGTTCATCTGACCACGCTCCCAACATTAATTCCATAGATGGAGCAGTTACATATGATGGTGTTACTAAAACTTGAAATGAATTATTAGTTTGAAGAATTCTATTCATATATATTGTATTCATAAAAAAAGAATTAACAAAATTTTATTTGTAAATTAAGATTTTCCGGAATAATATTCGGAAGTGAAAAATATTTTGATTTCAGTGTTTTACCAGTTGTTTTTTCGTAAATAACCCAATGAATATTATCTGGTGATTTTTTATAGGCTGGTTCTGGATAGCGATCTAATTGTGTCTGTCTGTAAAATTCTACAGATTCAATTGCTTCTTGTTCTGTATTACATAATTTAGTCATATTAGAATTATGAATTTCTGTAAAAAGATCGTCTAACAAGAAATCACAAAAGAAACCTGTTGAGTAAATAGCATATAACATATCAAGTAGATTTTTTTTAACATTCTGAGAATAACACATCATTAAATTATATGATAATTCTTGAATCAGCATTTTAAAATTATCATTTTTATTAACATCAAACAATGATGGATTAATATTATTGTTAATTCCTAATGCTAAATTGAGGTAAAATGTTTTGTAAAAATTTGTTGTAGTTGGTGGACAATATTGTTCTTCATCAGTTACCATGTTGATGGTCATTAAATGATTGCAGTATTCAGAATATTCAGTATCCATATCAAAACCAAAACTAGAACCAGCGCCATAAATTACGTAGAGTAAATCTCCAATAGCATCCAGTTGTTCAACTAGATTTGGAGCAGATAGTAATTCATTAAATTCTTCATCTATTAATTTAACACGTAAAGATGCAATCTTAAAGTTCTGAAGATTACTAAGATTTAGTGTTGTACTATGTGGCATTCCGAATGCTTCATGGAATTCGACTATCTTTTGAAAGTTAGTTTTATTCATTATTTTAATAATAATTCAATTAAATATAGTTTTATATATTTAATTTTTCATTTTTTATAATTTTCGATTATGTTCATAAGGTTGATTGTTGTGTCTAAAGAGTGGATATTTACTTGAAGTTTCCACGATTGGTTCAACATGAATTTTTTCTTGAGTAATATTATTCGTCCAATTCCATGTTTGATTAGGTTCTATATAGTAAGGTTGCGGAGGGTCAATTAATGAAAGATTAGCATAATCATTTCCATGTTCATATTCGGAACAATCTTGACCATTTAAGGGACCATTAAAATCTCCTGGTACGCAAATTTTTTCACCGTTAGGTAATGTACAATAACCAGCATTAGCACAACGTTTACATTGATGACGATTTAGATTGATAATATTTTTACATAATTTAGTTCCTTGTGGTAAAAACCAAAAATGTTCTTTATTATTCCAGAACACAAAGCAACATGCTAGAAGGAAAAAAACGATGAATGATATTTGAATCCACATATATTATAAATAATCATAATATTTATAATAGTTGAAAAAAATATGGATTTATCCATTATTCAAAAATAGGAAGATCCATATATCGTTGATAATCTCTATCATTAGAAAGAACACTTCGTGTCCATACATCATTGGCATAAACACGATCACATTGTTGTTTAACAGATTGATCGTTTTGATTACCAGGGATACATTGTGAATCAAAACCTTTATCTGTTTTCATACACCAGACACAAGAACTCGTATTAAGACAATTACCCATTGTTAATGAACTACATTGATTAGCATTTGCTAGATATACTCCAGATTGATTAGTAAAATTTTCTTGTTTATTCCAAATTATGTACAATAAAATAATTAAAAGAATGATTATGATGATTAGCCAAATTAGTTCCATATATTATGATGTAAGAAATTCTTATTTCTCAACAAAATAAGAATTTTATAATATTATTATATAGTTTAATGGTGAAAGTGTATTTATTTTACGCATCATGGTGTGGTGCATGTAAAAGATTTGAACCAACATGGCAAAAATTAGAGAAAGAAATGACTGAAAATAAAATCCAACATCGGAAAATAGAAAGTGAAGAATTACAAGAAATGGTTTATGACCCACGAAAGAATAATTTAGGAGTGATGCTTGAAAATATAGATGCATTTCCAACAGTGATTATTCTGGATAATGGTTCTGAAAGAATATTTCAAGGACCACATGAAGAAGATTTAAGAAGAGAATTAAATCTAAAATCATCTGGACAATCTGGAGGTGGTGTTTGTAAATTAAATTGTTTATGTGCTAATCCTAAGAAAGGAGGGAAAAAACAAACTAAAAAAACAACCAAGAAAAGTAAAAAACTTTCTAAGAAACCAGTGAAGAAAACAATCAAGAAGACCTCTAAAAAAACAAGGAAAGTTGTGAAAAGAAAATCAAAAAAATAATATTTTAAATTATAAAATCTCAATTTAACATATACAAAATGATACTCATAGTTATTTGCATCATTTTAATAGTTGTTTTAGCATATCTATTATTCATCAAGAATGGATATGAAGAGAAATTCGGTGATGAACTATCAGTTCCCAGAAAAAATAATGTAGTTGATTTACGTATGCAATTTGAAGATATTATTGCCTACGATAATGATCCAAATGGTAGAATGGGTTTAGATAAATGCATTGAGAAATGTCAAGGTTATTGTGTCGAATTTGGACAAACAGGTGACGCCATGTGTTATCCTGTTAAACCAGAAAAGCCAAAAGATTTCAGTGGATTGATTGTTTCAAATGATAATAAATTATCTTTTCCAAATGTAGAATAAAATGGAAAATGATTTATCAAGATTAGCTAAATTTTTAGAATCTGAATTTAAATTAGTTGTTGGAGATAAAAATAAACAAGATATGTTTCATCAAAGACATACAATGGCTGTTAATTCAGTTGAAAAATATATCAATGATGCAAAAATAACTTTGGATAAAATAAAACAAATTAATAAAACACCTATTCTGAAACCACAATTATTACAATCAGAAAAAATAAACCAATTAAAACCATTAGAACAATTTCAATCTTCTAATGAATTAGTTACTAAAGAGATGACATCGGGAATACGATATATTCAAGTTATTCTACCAATACCGAAAATATGGTTAATTAATTATAAAGTGGAACATGTTATCCAACCAGATATGGCAAAAGGTAAAAATATGTATAATATTGATATTTTAAGTATTCCTAAAGAACATCTAGAAATTATAGCAGATGATAAAATGATAATCAATATCTTTATGATGGATAAATTCAGGAGAAAAATCAAGATTTTGGTTATTTATAATAAAAGTGATAATAATAGTGTTATTAAAGGCTCTATCATCCAAAGCCTGTTATTATAGATATATAGCAAAAAAAATGAAATTTAAACAATATAAAGACTAAACGATAGTATAAATCAATATTATAATAATAAAATGGGCAAATCAACAAAGAAAGCAGCAAAGACATTCCTAGGATTCACTTTTGGAGGTTTTTACAAGGTTGGATACGTTCATATTTTCAGAGATAGCGAATCAACATCAGTTGATGAAGTTCATGATAGAATGAAGACTACCTTTGGAGAACAAGTATCTGGCAGATGTGTTGCATCTAGCGAACTAGATATGCATTTTGATGAATTCGTCAAACTACTAGAGCTAAAAGAGAATGCTAAACAAGCAGTTGATGTTTTTCAACTAAAGATTACAGAGGCATGTGAAGTACTAAAACAAGCAACTGGAGCAAAACAACTTAGAATCTTCAGCCCATCTAAACCAGCAAAGGAAGATGATGGAGAAGATAAGGAAAGCAAGAAATCCAAGAAGGAAGCGCCTAAGAAGGAACAAAAGAAAGTAGAAGAGGTAGAGGAGAAGAAACCAGTACCTGTTGTTGAAACTTCTGACGAGTCATCATCAGAATCAGAAGATGAGGCACCACCAAAGCCAGTCAAGAAGGAAACACCCAAGAAAGAGGTGAAGAATGAAACACCAAAGAAGGAAGCGCCCAAGAAGGAGGCGAAGAAAAAGGAAGTGAAGAAGGTAGAATCAGAAGATGAGAGTGAATCATCTGATTCAGATTAAAGAATTTTTTTATTAAAATTATATCACATTTTATAATATTAGATAATCATGAGTTTCAAAAATGATGATTATATAAGTATAAATTTAAAAGATCTTGAAAAAATTACAAAAGAAATAAAGACTACCGATTTGTTTATAACATTTGAATATATTGAAATAGATATTCCAAAATTAATTGGAGGAGGTTTGTTTAGTAGTTGTAAAAAAAGTTATCCACTTGTTGAAGATATAACAGAAGCATCTGATGTATTAAATGCATTATTTCCAGCCAGAATTTTGGGAAGTGATGGATATTATACATTTATAAGAGCTCTTGAAATAGTTAAAATGTTTTCACCATCAACCGATATGGGAAAATTATTAGAAACAGGAATTCAAGCAGCAGCAGCTACTGGAGCAGCTGTTTTATCATTGGGAATGGGTGGAGATATGATTGTTAATGCTATATTTACAGTTAAAAAAGGAGTTTTTTTTGCGATTGATATTATCCAATTTGTTGATTATGTTTTAGGAACCATTACAATTCCAGTTGAACAAATTGGAGACCAACCAGAATTTGAACAAAATATGCAAAAAATACAAAATATTCAACTTGATCCAGATGCAATTCGTTTTATTGCCGATTTATTTAATATTAATTTCAATGATGGTCCAGACGGTGTTAAATGTTGGGTTGATGCTATCTTTAAAAAATATAATATGGAAGGAACAAATATATTTTTATGTCAAGCATTAATGCCATTATATGCTCCATTAGTAGATTTCATTGCCAATTTTATTGGTACGGCTGTACCAGATGTTGGAATAGTTATTATTGAAACAATTAAAAAATTAATGAAAACAAATTTCGGCAAGTCTATGGGTATGAATATTGTTATTAAACGATTAAAAAGTTCTTACAGAAAAATTCCGAAAAAATTTAGAAAAATGATTGAAAATCCAGCGAAGTTCAAAGATTTTATTGATACAGAATTAAATTATCAACGTGAATCATTAAGAAAAGCGTTTGGAATTAGACAAGAAGATTTAATGGAAGAACAACAAGAAGGAGGTATTTTTATGCCACCCGGAGTTAACATGGCTAAAAACATGATAGTAAAAAGATCCGGACAAATAATGAGATTAACTGGTATGAATAGATTATTAATACCACAACTAAAACGAATTGATAAATTACTTTCATTTATTATTGAACATTCTGAATTTTTCCCATATGTTTTAAATAAATTATTAGCCATTTCTTTTGCTATAGTTTACATTTTTAAAAGGTGTCCTGTTCAATAATA